TCAAATTTTACAGGATAACCTGACACTAAATGTTGTGCATTTGACCCACCATCAACACCAATTATGTTACCAGTAGCGTTTGTGTTTGCTAAACCAACTAATACATTACTACCAGCTGCACTTGTAGTACCTAATAAGTGTGGACTTGTTCCGCCCCACAATGCATATATTTGACTACCTGAAGCCAAATTAGCAAAGTCTGTGTTTAATCCACCTACGATATTACTGGCAGTGCTTGCAAATACTGTACCATTACCATTGACACCAATTGCAATGTTACAAAGAACTTGCGAACCGATTATACCTGTATTACCGCCTACCACACCATAGCTTGCGCCAGGGTTTGTAGAAGTATTACCTGATTGTTGTGAGGTGTCTGGATTTTGAAATCCATAATCAACTATACCAACAGTTAATGTAGTTGCTGTACTTGAGTTGCTTAAACTTACAGGCGTAAAGTTTACGTTTTGGCTCAAATCTGTTGCTGATACGCTAAATGTATTAGCACTATAAACTTGTAGAATGTAATAAGTTGTACCTGCTGTTAAACCAGCTCTATTTACATTAGGTGTAAAAGGCATTCCCTTAATTACATTTAGATGGTACAAATCATCAGAGACAGTAACTAGATTAGTACTAGAACTGGCTCCTGTCATTGTTAATAATGTAGCTTTTGCTATTTTTAATGCTCGTCCCATGTTATTCTCCTATAGGACTAATTAGCACCAATTTTCAATTTCAGATGTTGTATAAACAAAATCGTTGCTTGTTGCAGGGTTAGGTAATGTAGCACCATTGCTACCGAATGTAGCACTGAATACTGTGCCTGGGTTGCAATTAGCATAAGGTGTTGAGAAGTCAGTAGCATATTTGTTTTTGATACGACTAACTGTTTCTGTGCCTTGTGATTGGGTGATACTCATTGTATTAGGTTCAGCAGGAGCTGATTCATTTACTAATATACAAATACCTACTGCCCAAACTGTACCGTTAGTTGTCAAACCTGTACCATTTGTCATTGCTGTAAAAATATCACCGTGGGTTGCATTTACGTCTGCACCTAAAGCTGCCCAATTTGTGTTACTTACACTATTAATCATGTATGCTTGACCTTTAGCAATGCTTTCGTCTTGTATGTCAACTTGTGTAACTGCTAAGAATTTCTTAGCACCTTTTTGACGAACGATTGATGACTGATTTGATTCTGTAGAATAGTACCATGCTGAATTTGTTACAGCTACGGCAGCGTTAGCAGCTAATACTAAATCGCCTGCATCAGTTACACTACTTAATATACCAATTTGTGTTGCACCGTCTGCCGCATATACGATTGTGTTACCATCACTAAATGCGTCTGTTGTGAAACTTGTACCAGTACCTGTTACACCTGTACTATTTGTAGCTGTTGTAATTGTACCTAGACCTTTTACAAGAATTCTAGCATTACATTCAATTTGACTAGATTGTTGCATGATGCCACCAACTACACCTGGTGCTGTTCTTACATAACCATTGTCAGTACTTCCATCGTTTGGAAAACCTTCATCAACTGGTGTTGAACCGTTTGTTTTATAAATCTTTAGAGGACGTCCCATTTGTTTTCTCCTTGTTAATTTGTGGGTTCTAGCCACTACGCGGCGGGGACCGCATAAACTCTCAGAATTAAGAGTGTATCTTATATTTATCTATTTTGGGTAAAATTACAATCTACCGATTGCTATTTCAATGATGCCGTCATGACCTTCAAAGTTCTCTAATGCTTTACCGATAACCATACCCAGTGAAGGATTATTCCATGGTCTTGCGTATCCATCACCAGCACTTACCATCATATCGCCTTTACTAATTCTACCGCGAACCTTAACTGGCACACGACCTTGAAGTGCGATTGGTGTTGCAATACCTTCACATTGTGCATTCATAACATAAGCAGGGTTAGTAGATACAACTCCTGCTACTCTAGTAGTACCGTCTTGTGCGATTGTAACTTCTTTGTCACCACCGAATTCTAATACAGTACCGGGTTCATATTCTTGGTCGGCTTCATAATACTCGGCTAAGTCAGCATATGATGCTTGTAGTGTACTTCCTGCAGTTAGTGTAAAATTACCTGTTATAGTACCTGCTGTTGCATTTGATCCTGTGGTTATAGTAGTAGTTGTTAAATTACCACTCACACTTAAATGTGAAAGCACACCAACAGAAGTTATGTTAGGTTGATTACTTTGTATAACAAAATTTGCTGTATTGGCAGTAAAATTACCAACGAAAGCATCAGCAGTTACAGTACCGTTAACATTAAGATTTTGATATACTGGGTTATAGAAGAAATTAGCATCACCTGAAATTATTCCGCCGTGGTTGTATTGAACAGAGAAGTTTGTACCTCCGGCTGCAGCGGCACTTGTGCCTGCTCCCAGCACCGCTGCGGTTGCTACTCCTGTATTTGCTACTGCGGTAAATCCTGCTCCGTTAGCGGTAACTAATAAGTCAGCATCAGTGAAAAGATAGACATTACCTGACCCTACTGTAGTGCTATTGGCGCTAAAGTTAGGATCTAATCCTATAAAGAAAGATTTTCCATTAACGATAGTATAATTATCACCTTGTACACCACTAATAGTAATTGGTTGACCGTTAGTATAAGGAACTGTATTAGCAACAGACATTGTAATTACATTCTGTAATGTGGCATTTCCTATATTAGCATTACCATTAACTATATTGATAATATCCGTATATAATGTACCATTCGTGGTCCAAGATAAGTTGCCATACCCATCTGTCTGAAGTATATAACCAGTTGAACCACCGCCCATATAAACATCAGTTACGTTACCAAGATGTATAGGAGTATTAGAATAGTATGCTACAGCAGGTGGATTAAGCGCATTACCACCGCTATTAATCCATTCATTACCGTCTGTATATGTTAATACTTGTCCTGGTTGAGCATTAGAAATATTTAAATTTCCACTGCTTCCGATTAATTGACTAAAGTAAATATTTGAATAAGAAGTTAAAACTTCAATGTTTTCAACTGGAGTAGTCTTACCGATAAACAAACGATTAGTATCGGAAGCCCATCCAAATTCGGCATCATCAAGTTGTGGTAAATCTACTAAGTCGCCCGAACGAACTTGAATTTTTGAAATCTGTATAATTGCCATAAGTGTAAAGTCTTTAAGGATTTACACTTATTTATCTTAAAGTAGGTAATACTGTTCTAGCCTACGAAACCACAAATCACTATATTTGTCAAACTCGCTACCCTCAAGTATGAATTCCTGATACATATAATCAGCACTACACATAAAAATCACACCCTTGCGTATTTTAGTCCCATGAACTTCATTGTGTGCATTACTATAGGCTGCGAGTTGTAGGAAATAATCTTCAATCCACTCACGCTTCTTAGGCTTGTTAGTCTGTTTGTGGTCCATGATTGCTTCATCACCGTCATGCACACCTGCTAAGTCTGTTGTACCTGCATAGATTCTAGGAAAGTATAATGGAACTTCAGTACCCCAAAACTCATTACATTTGCTCAATCCTTGATAGATGATATTTTCAGCCATTTTGTGGCTTTGTTGCGAGTAAGGATTACTTCCTGGAGTTCCTATTTGTCCTGTTTTGATATAATCTTCTAACCACTTATGCATACGTGTGCCACGACCGGCAGCTTCCGTTGTAATTTCTTGTGCTTTTTTATGCCCAACTCTGTTACGCCACTCTTGTAACTTTTGGAGTTTTTCTTTGGGGGTTGTTGCGGAAAGTATTGTAGTTACACTAGGAAGTTTCTCACCATCAGGTGTAGCATATCTACGTTCGCCATTTATTGTTTCCCTATTAATTGAAACATAATTATATTTGTTTGGTAAGTACATTTAATAAGTGTAACATAGTTTTACAGACTTGTCAACTATACTCGGAAACTTTCACCGCATCCGCAACGGTCACGCTCATTTGGATTGATAAACTTGAAACCCTCATTCAACCCATTACGCTCATAATCAATTATCATTCCTTGAACATATGGGCAACTTTTTGGATCAACATATAAACTACAACCTTCACAGTCTACAGATACATCAGTTGGTTGTGGATTATCAACATATTCAAGCACATAGGCTAAACCAGAGCATCCTGTTGTTTTAACACCTACTCTGATTCCTATACCTTTTCCTCTTTTGTTAAGAGTTTGTTGAATTTTCTTTTTTGCTACTTCGGTAACTTGTATCATTTCTTCAATGCGTTTTGAGCCATTTGCTTAACAACGTTTGCGCTTTGATTCTGATCAGGTTCTGGTAAATCTGGTTGTTCTTGACCTTTGAATGTTACAACATCGTTGTTAATACTACTTATCGCTTTATTCAATGGTGGTTTTTTAACCATGTCAAAAATATCAGGTTCATCAACATTTACACCATTAGCACTTAAGAAATTTAAAAGTTGTTCGGTAGTCCATTCACCTTCAATCTCTCCACTGTCAACAGCGGATTTAAGTTGGTCTGTTAAAACGACCAACTTCATAATGATTGGATCTTGCCCCGCGAACTCGTATAGTCGCATAGAGATTACCTACGTGCGCGACCGATGCCACCTAATGGTTCTGCTTCAGGTTCTTCACTTGGCATCGGAGCTGCTTCAGGCCCAGCACTCATGTCAACACCGCCCATATCATCAGCACCCATGTCGCCTGCGCCCATATCATCAGCACCCATGTCGCCTGCGCCTGCTCCAAATGCATCGCCTGCAGCAGCCTTACCTGTGATACCGCCTAATGCACCTTGTAAACCACCACGTGCTGCTGTAATAGCTGCTTGTAGTTGTGTCAATGCTTCTGTAGCAGATTGTGTGAATGCTTGGCTTGCTTCTTCACCCATCTCGTTATTGATACTTGTAGAAAGTGCGGGAAGTTCTTTAACTAGCATATCACTAACTTCTTCAAGCATTTTTTGTGTACTATCAACCAAGTCTTGTGCTGCTAATACAACTTGTGACTTCTCAACTTCTTCGTTTTCATAAATGATACGACTACGAGGTTGAGATTTTAACGCATTGTAATGATGGCTCAATGCTTGTTCCATGAACACAAGTTTCATGTAACCTGGGGTGTTTTGCTTTTGGTAAAAATCTCTTGACTCTCTTGATTCACGCATTAATCCGCGAACTTTGTTAAGCATAGATACGGTGTTTACCATGCCCATTTTTTGTACTTCAAAAGGTACTTCGTAATTTTGTGATAACGCTTTGCTTGCGATAACGTTTGGTTTAGAGTCTAAATCGGTTAGTTTCATAGTTAAAATCCTGTGACTAATATCTATTATTTATCTATTTTGGTTTAATAAGCTGGTTTTCTATCAAACAAATTATTCTGGTAACGGTCAAAACTTTGTATAAAGTTATTCAATTCTTTTGTGTATTGATGCTTTTTATAGCGATTTTCTGATAATTTGGAAATATATATCAGTTTATTACCATCATCTTTGGTGGATTTAATAAGTGATAAATGTAGTTCAATTTCAGTATCCATAGCCCAAATCAAACTGTCTAAATCATGTAATCTTTGTGCATCTTTGAATAAGTTTCGTTTGTCAAAACTACACCAGGCAACAGCATTTTTTAACTTATAAAAGTTCTTTTCTGTAAAAGTTCCCGATACAGTGACTGTATAAGAACCTTTTTTGTTTTTCTTTACATGATACTTTTCATATACAGTATAAGAATTCTTACTTTCTGGAAAAATTAATATAGATCCTAAAGATTTGATTTCTTTTTCACTAACTTTTTCCAAAGCAGAAAGTATCTTATCATTCATAGTTTGATACCTCAAAATATATGTTTTTAAGTTCCTCAGTAATATCTAGTGTATTTGAAATTTTATCAAATTCAGTTCCGCACTTGATCATAGGTACTCCATTACAATCACTATATAATGCTCCTAATTCTGTTATACCATCATCAAATACACTTCTATGACTTACTGTAAACTCAAATTGCCAACATTTAACTTTTTCTGTACTTTCATATAGATAGCCAAATTTGTTAAATTCAGTGAATTCAATCTCTGAAACTTTTGGATTTTTAATAATCTCAGGCTGACTACGCATATTAATTGCTTGTAATATAGTGTCAAAATTACATTGTGTATTACGCTTATAATACCATGTTTCATCCTCTCCGGCTGGAGGTTTTTGTCGGTTAAGTACACCAGTATATGTTATATCAAATAGTGTATAGCAAGTTATCAAATACATACTGATATTTATAGCCACAAAAAAACCCGAGAAATTCTCGGGCCTTTTGTCAAAACTAATTAGATTAGTTTGTGAATGTAGCTGTCATTGAGCCTGTTGTTGTGTTAGCTGTACCAGCATTTGTCAATGCTGTGTTAACTGCTGCAACAACGTTAGCTGCTGTGTCACTAGCACCAGGTGCTGTAGACCATGCATCTGTAGGATATACAGCAACTGCTAATGTATCTGTACTAGCACTTGTGTACTCATAGATGTAAACTGTAGCCAATTGTTGAATTGTCTGAATGATTGTGTTAACTTGACTTGTGCTGAAGTGTGAACCACTAGCTGCACTGATTGTGAAGTAGTCTAGTTTAGGACCTTGAGGTTGTACTGTTGCGCCAGAAACAACTGCGTTTAAACCATTTGACCAACCTGCGCCTGCACTGTTAGCAACGCCTTGATCTAATACTACGACTGGTTGATAGTCACCGTGAACTTTTGTAAATTGTGCCATTTTAAAATTTCCTTTAAATAGTTTGAGACCTGCTGTCCCATACTAATATTTATCTTTTGTTTCAAAAAACTCGGTTTTAAGTGTAACAAATAATGTTTTTAGGACTAAATAATATCATGAACTAGAGGTTAATATGTGTAACTATTGCGGAACTAAACATCATCGTAAAATATATGAGAATCATCATGGTACTATCCCCATTGACAGTCAAGGTAGGACATATGATATTCATCACTTAGACGGCAACCATTCAAACAATGACCCTAGTAATTTGACCGCATTGACTATCCAAGAACACTATGATATTCACAATAGCCAAGGAGATTACGGTGCCTGCATTGCGTTAGCAAAACGAATGAAACTGACTCCTGAGGAGCGATCTGCGTTAGCGACTAAGCAACAATTAGAAAGAAGCAAAAACGGAACTCACCATTTCTTAGGTGGAGAGTTGTCAAGAACAGTAGCAAAGAAAAGAATAGAAAGTGGTGAGTTTCAACAAACGAGTAGAAATACTCAATTAAAAAAAGTAAAAGACGGAACGCATCCTTTTCTTAAACAAAATAGAAAATTGAATATGCTAAACCCAAACAATTCATTTCTATTAGGTAAATTTGGACTAGATCATCCCAAGAGTGATAAGAAAATTCACAGTCTTACTAATATAGAGACACATGAAGTCAGGTCCGGAACTAGATCCGAATTAAAAGAAATGTGTGGATTAAATGATAATCACTTGTCCCGTCTTATAAAAGGACGAAATAAAACTCAATTAAATTGGAAGATAGTTTAGCCACGCGCTGCGAGATTTTGAGCACTAAAGCCCATTCTATCTACAAACTTAAGACCCTGACTGACAAAACCCTCTTGTGTTCTTGTACCATCTTGTAAATAGCCCTGCACAGGAGCTGTTTCAGCGGCTTTGTTTAGTTGATTTACTACAGACATTTTTAACTTATACAATTCAGTCCAAATAGCAAAGGCACCTAATACACCTTCTTTATTTGCTTCTAAATGCTGTGCGAGTTTATTACGCATACTATCAGTCATTGGTCGTGACTGAAAATACTCATAAAATCCATTTACTAAGTTATTAAGATTTTTACTAACAATCTTTTTATTAATATAAGTTGTGAACAAATTTTGAAAAGCACTTGCTGCTTGAGGTGCCGTATTCATTAGTTGATCTACTGCGTTACCATACTTATTAATAGCACTCTGTGCATTTTTTACTAATGACATATCTATCTTAATATTAGGAGTGATAGGCATTTTAGCAGGGACAATAGCAACATTGCTATTATTCTTAAGTTTTCCTATATTACCATTTAATGGAGTAGCCTCATCAGTAGTCATTGCGGTTGCTGGTATGAATTGATGTACAACTATACCTGCTTGTTTTCCAGCTAACTCTTTACCTATTTCACTATTTGGATCTACTGTATATGCTATGCCGTTTGGATTAGCTTTGAAATGAAACAATCCATCACGACTGGGTTGTAATGGCTGACTGAATAATAAGTCACCCCAATAATATCCTTTACTACGATCAGATTTTTCTAAACCAGGCCATATTTCTTGTATTATCTGGTGCAATCCAGTTCTGTCAACACCACGATCCATATCATACTTAACAAACTGTTCCGGACTATAAACTTGACGGCCTGTACCATCTTTTTTATTGAACATATGTTTGTCCATAATACTAAATTTACCGTCAAGGCCACGACCAAATATCAATGCTGGATAACCATCCCATTTGATAGTGATTGTTTTTGGATTCTTTACTGTGTTAACAATGCCATTTACTGCACTATTAGCACCCTGACTACCACCTAAGAATACTAAATCTTCAGGATGGTCTAAATGTCCCTTGCCTTCAACTATAGCAATTTCATCTAATTTGTTGGCTAGATAACTTAATGATTCACTTAGATTCATTTCTGCCCCCAAACTTTATATTCTTTACCTTCAGTGACATTTGTAGGGTTATTTTTTTGCGCGGCCGCCGCTAGTTTTGCTTTTTTGTTTTGTTCTACTTTTTGTTGAAGATATTTTGCAATTTTAGTAGTATTTGCCGAACCAAGACTATCAATCATTTCCCTTGCTCTCAATAATTGATTACTTTGTGGATTACTTTGTGGATTACTTTGTGGATTACTTTGTGGATCTGCTGGCTGTTGCTGTCCTACAGTTTGTCCCGACGTCCAATACAATGCGTAGGCTGCTTGTGCTAATTTTTTGAATGCGTCTTTTTGTGTATTGTTTGCGTAACCTTTTTCTAAAGCATCACAATATGGCTTTAATGACTGTGTATTAATGCCCGGCATATACTTCTGTAACCAAATTTGAGCATATGTACTAATAGTGTAAGTAGGTTGTTGAGTAGGTTGTTGAGCAGGTTCTTCCGCAGGTTCTTCCTCCATTGTAGGCTCTACTCTATCAGCCGGGTTATTATTTACCGGAGGGGTTTTAAATTTGTTTGCAATTCCTTTTGCAAAGTTTGCTAGTTTTTGTCCTGTTCCTTGATTTACATTACCTTGATTTCCAGTAACTGGTCTAGGGTCCTGAATCAACCCCGACTGAACTCCAGCATAAATATTTGTGCTAAGTTTACCAATGAGGTCTTTCATGGCGTATTCTTGTGCCATTCTGTCTCGTCCCGATAATCCAGCTTGTGGGTTTCCAGATAATGTTTGCCCTAACTTTTGAGCAGCAGAACTAAAGAATCCCTCTTTAATTTCATTGGCCTTCATTAGTGTTTTTCCTTAAAGATTTGGCAAAACGCTCACGGTCTTTACTCTTAATAGCACTTAGTAACTTGCGCTCTAGTAATTCTGCCTGATCTTGCGGGTAATGACGGCTAATTAATTCTATCAAATTAATAGCACTTGTAATAATATTGCTGGCTCTACTCTCAATGATATGAGATGTATCCCTATTATTACCAAGTTCTTCTAGTTCCTGTAACAGGCTTTTTGTTTGCTTTTGCATATAATTATCCTATATGTATTTATGCTACTTTTGGAATAATCATTTCTTTAAAGAATTCAATAAACTCTTGAGTTTTGTACTAGCAACATCAGCAACAATGTGCTTATTTGATGCTTGTAATACTTCACCTGTGTTTTGATCAACTACTGTATCTGATGGATTGAATGTAGACTGTGGCTTCAAATAACTCATAATGTCGCTGGGACTAGGCTTTGGACTATACTTTGCTTGTTGATCTGCATATCCATCAGGATCTTCATCTGTGATACGCATGGTTTCAATGTTATATTCCAAGTCAATCTTCTGTCCTACACCAGTACTACTACGACTTTTCATACACTGAATCTGATACTTACCACGCTCACGCATACTACGGCTTGTAAAGATACCAAAAACGTTATCTGCTGTGTTAATCTTACTGATACCACCAGCAATGTGACTATGATCAAATTCAATTTCTTCAACCGCACTGCGATTCAACTGACTTGCTGTTACCAACAATATACCTAATTCTTTAGCCAAATTACGCAATTCTTCACTAACATACTTGTCTTTAATAAACTGATCATTAGGATTAACTTTAACACTAACAGGCATAACTAAGTCTAAGTAGTCAACCATAACAAAGTCAACTTTGATTCCTGTTTGAATCTGTACTTCTTTTAAATACGCACGAATATCATTGACATTGCTTTGTGCGGGCATACCTTTAACACGATATTGTCCAGACTTCTTACCAATCATTTTAACTTTGAGTTCAGTTCCCTCTATGTCTTTACGAATATCTCTGGTACTCATACTGGTCAACATAGCATCAGTACGCAAACTGGTCAATTCTTCTGACAATTCTAATGAGATATAAACACCGCTTAATCCTGCTTGTAACCAATTCAATGCGATATTCATCATAACAAGTGATTTACCTGATCCACTACCACCTGCAAAGATATTCAATTCACCACGACTAAAACCACCATACAATAGTTTGTCCATCTGTGGCCAGCCTGTGCTAACTTGTCCACCGTTGTTAAAATACTTGTTGATACGACTTTTAGGGTCAGCAAAGTAATCTGTACCCATGTCTTTTTGTAAACTGATTTGAATAGCATCTTTAATCAGTTTTTCAATAGGACCAAAGTCCTCTTTCTCAAGCATGTCGGCTGCTTTAAGAATTGCTCGTTCTAATTCTTGTCGTTTAGTAAATTTCTCAAATTCTTCTAAAAATTTTTCTGTGTGACCGGGTGTGACATTCTCAATCTGTTCTAACTTGATACCCGTAGTTGCTTCAATAAACTCAGGTTCAGGAATTGTGCTAAATTTTTCTGTGCTGTCTTTAAATAATTCTACTACTGGTCTTAATGATTTGTCAAAGTTCTGTGAGTTAATAATATTAGCCACACGTGTATAAAGTGTAGCATCTGTCAACATCATCTTTAAAAACCACTTTTGTACTTCTACTGAATATTCTACTTTAAATTCCGATTTGTTTGCCAATTTGTTTTTTCCTTAATTCTATTTTTATTTTACTATTTGTAGCACTCTGTAGTATACTTAATAGGGTCTGTAGTTTTCCATACTTAACTACTGCGTCATTTACGTCTTTTACACCAACTCCCCATTTAGGTAAACTTACTTGATAACCTAATTCCAACGCACGATCACACAATGTTAACCCAGTCTTATCTTGATCTGGCACTACAATCATAGTTCTGTTAAGTGTGCTTAATAGTTCTGCCTGTTCGTTGCTTATATCATCATGCATTAATGCAACGCCATCTATACTTAACGCATCAAATATACCTTCAGTTACTATACATACATTCCAGTCTGGCTTCTGCATGTCTATGTTGAATACATAACCTTGTTGTTGTTCATTTAAATATTTAGGTGTTCTATCATCTAGGAACCTACTTGTGTGTCCTACAATCTTATCATTGTAAGTATAAGGTATAATTACCCTGTTAGCCATGCGACCGACTTCGTGTGGAGTAATCATAAAGGGATATTCATCAATACTTATACCCCTGCGTTGCACATAATCAACATATACTTTGTGTCGTATGTTGTTTTTATCAAGCAATTCGCCCTCA